GCTCTTTTTTTCAATTCATCAGAATCAGTAAAACGAAGAATTTCAGAAAGCTTGTTTTCACTTATAGCACCCTTTTGTATTGCTTCCCACTCTTTGTCATTAATTTTAATTGGAGTTCTTTTAGCATCAACACGAGCACGTTCATAAGTTAAGGTTCTCTGACTTAGTTTTCGTTCATCATCACGAGAGAGGTCGCCATCTAATGCCTTTATTTTTTTTACTTCAGACGCTGTCCGATACTGTGCTGCTCTTTCTCTAGGAGCATTCTTCAAAGAAACATTTAATTGCGCATTAAGATGATCAACTTCTTCTTTATACTCTTTAGCTGCTTTAGGATCATATTTAATAGAACCAGTTGACAAATACTCTTTTCGGGCACGGTTTGCAAGAGATTTCATCTTATTTGCATAATCGGCATAGTATTCTTCGACCGCTGTTCCAGATGATAACATCCTAGCATCTCTGGTCTCTGCCATTTTTGTAGATTCCTGGGTTGCTATTTTTTCCTTGCCAGTCTTCTTATCAATATACTTTCTACCCGTTTCAGTATAAACTTTCTCACCAGTTTCCGGATTAATATAACTCTTTTTATCCTTTCCAGACTTGGTCTTTTCTCCGATGAACCCCCCTTCTTTTCGCTCGGGGATCTCCTGTTTCGATTTAGCCCTGGATATTAATGTAGATGCTCCTGTATGATATCTACCATCTTCGTCGTAATGCCCCTGATATTTATTCTTAAGCTCTTGGATACCATTCTCGATCTCGCTCCTTTTATAATCGAGCTTGTGTTTAGCGGCATCAATAACTACCATACTATGTTTGACGGCTCTTGCCATCTCATCATCAGAGAAGCTTCCGCTAATTGTCATATCCGTTATAAGATTCGATATAATACCCATCTCTGTCTGCGTTTGTTTCTTAGACATAATTTTCATACCTTCTCGATAAGGGTATGACATTGATGGGTCAAATCCTTCTAGCGACCTCAGCGGTGGTGTTGACTTTATTCTCGTCTTGCCGTTTATCGGAATAACCATGACGGTATCGCCGTCAAAGTCGGCTCCTGATAACCGAGATGCAACATTTTTATTTATACCGACCGCATCAAGAGCATCAGCCCCAATAACATCTTTAGCGGCTTTCTTACCGTTATTAACTTTAAGAATTGGGATCTCAAACGTTCCGCCATGGGGATATCGAACGAGGGCTACCTCTTCCCCAGTTTTATATGTAGGAGCATATATTTCATCATCTCTTAATTCTGGAACTGGCAATATAACTCTATATTTTTGCCTCGGTAAAGCCGCGGCCTGCAAATGAACGGCTGCTGAATCACAATCATCAGCGAAACTTTCAAGAAGTGCTTTTTTGACGGTGGGATTCGTTAATGATTTAATCGTATCAAATTCCTCTTCTTTTTCTGCCTCAGCCAAATATAATTGTTTCTTAACCAAAGGTAATGGCTGTTTTGATAAAAACTGTGATGGCAAATGATCAGACCATTCTCCCCAGTCTCCTTCATCGGCTCTTTTATTAATGAGTGATAGGTGTTTCTCACCATCTGGGGTTTCATAATAACTTTGCCCACCTGGTTTAATATAAGACCCAAACGGATTAGTAGGATCGTCGGTTTTAAGCTTTAGAACGGTATTATCTTTTTCCCCAAGAGCTGGAGTTCCAGATGGTTTATTTGTATTAAATATAATGTCTTTTCCTTCCGGAAGGTCGTCTGAATATACAGCCATTCCCTTAAGGTAATGCGTCCCGTCGACAAGTATTCGAACCTGCGAATAATGTGAACCACCAAGATTCAAATCATCAACGCCTGGTCTAATTTCAATAACTCCATCTTTATCGATTCCGCCTTCTTCAGCATATCTTATAGCTAACCTTTTCGAATCCATGCTTGCCGGATATTGTAAAGTTTGAAAAGTATCGCCGTCGTCATGAGATGTATAGTCCTTCAGCGAATGAAGCTCTTCATAGTTGTAAATATCTTTGTGTTCTGTACCGGGGGGACCGATGATTCGCATTGTGGTCATTTGACCTTTATTAGTTGCTTGCTGAACACGACCACCGTATACTTCGTATCCTTCTCTTTTAAGAATTTCTAAAGCTTCATTAAGTTTTTCTTTTGATATATTAAGTTCTTTTTCAACTCCTATTCCAACATCAACGAGTCCTTTTTCATCAACTATCGCTTTAATATTCTTAGCAGCATTCATCGCAGCGCTCGTTCTTCTCTGAGACTCCTCGTTTTCCCAAGAACGTAATGTTGATTCGTTGACCCCCATCATTCTCGCAACTTCCGAACGATTATAGCCATCAGAATATAATGATTTCATTCTTGCTATATTGTCCAAACGGCGTTCTTCTTTTGCTAAACTTGTCTGTGCTCTGAGGTTAGTAGTAGATATACCAAATTCATCCGCTATCTGTTTTTCCGTTAGACCCCGCTTCTTAAGCTCTTCGACCCTGCTCAAAAAATCACGGCTGTGCTGATAAGGATTCTCTCCGGAGCCCCAAGGATATCGACCTGATCTTCTTGGCATTCCATAGTGCATCAAACTGTTGTCGGATGTGTCGATCATCTTTAGATCTCCTTTTCTTTAATAGATTCTATGATTTTATCGAAGGATATGATTTTATCCATTATGTCTATAACGACTAGAGGGTCTGGTTTTTCAAGTTCAATATCATCGTTCTGATACAGTCTCAACTCAATATCAATATCGGACGGCTTTACTTTATACTCTAAGCAGAACAGAGCAGAATATACTCGTAATTGCTCGATATGTGCTTTGACCGCACCCGACTTGAAATCATTGATCCTCAAAATATCATTCTTGAATCCGATAGCATCAGCAGTACCGAAACAGTTTTCAGAATATACAAGTATCTGCTCGGGGATCATTCTAAAACCTATCGAATCATTTACATACATATTTAAAGTTCGTTGTGATCTAGGTAGCTTCTGACCAAGTCGTATACACTGAGCTGCAAATTCATGAAGCATTGTTCCTCTCTGAACGGCAAGAAAATTAGAATATGATTCTGCAAGTTTTTCCTCGCTGTAATTGATCCAATGATACTTGCTTGCTCCGAGAAATGCGTGAAGTCCTTCAAGATTCGAGTGCTTGTTGAAGTTCATTTAAAACTTCCTCCTTGTTTTTGGGGTTGGCAAAAGTTGCATAGGACATTTCATTCATAACGGAAATATAATATTCCTGATTTGGTCGCTTAGATGCTTTCTCACTTCTTTTACATTCAATGGCTGCCCACTTATTCTTACCAAGAACTATAAGATCGGGTGTGCCCTGAATATAATTTGGATCTGTTTTTAAAACGATGGACCCGGGTATTCTTTTTTTAATATCCGAAATAAGCTTGGACTGGAATTCACTTTCTTTCATGATATAATCCTTTTAAACTTCTATTTTACTTCAACACATACAACTCATCCCGGGTAACCACACCGCGTCTACTTGCAAGCTAGTCGTTGACTATTATCTTGCCCCACAAATACTCCGGGCGATTGCTCGTATCCGGCAGATTCCGCCTTCGACCAGCTGACTTGATACACTCACTCTCAAGTCCCGGTCGTTTCCTCGACGTTGGGCTGATTTTCGCCCCGCCTATCCTCTCTTATCCGAGGTAAATCGGCCTGCTTACTTTATAAACCCGGGAAGGTTGTACACGGAACTTTTCAAGCCTGCGCCGGAATCGTCGGTCGCATCCGTTTATTCTACAAAGCCCCGGCTTAGGGCATATATAATATTTAGCTCTGCCGCACTTCGTTCTGCGTACAGATCAGCGCGTTCCGGGATATATCATTTCACCCGAGGTACGCAATTCCTATCTAGAAAAATAAAAAGGAAAGTGCATATTCATTTCTC